GTTCCACCTGCGAGGGCAAGCTTCTTATCAAGCTCTACTTTTGTTTTTTGACCCAATTGGGTAAGCAAACTAGACATAATATATAATCCTTTGTTGTGGGTTAGTTGTGTTTAGAAAGAGTATAAGTACAGCTAATAACTGTCAAGCTACCTCGGTAATCAAGATAGCTCCAGCTTCAGTAGTTAAGCTATCTCCGTCTTCTGCAAGTATATGAGTAGCAGTAGGTACTGTACCACCAAGCTCCACGATCTTCCAGTTACTTCCGTCGTCAACAGCTATACAAGGACCACCGTTTCCGTCGCCATTTGTGACGTATATGATACGACCTGATGTACCTACTGTTGGTAAACTATCTGTTTGATATGATCCAATTTGCAGAGATTGTGATATATTTACCGAACCACTAATCAAGCCTCCGGACTTATCAAACTTGTTATCAAGTTTGGCTTTAACCTTCTGACCTAACTGTGTTAATAAACTGCTCATCTCTCGTTACGGTGTATTTAATCCATCTATAAAGTCTTGATAATCACCAACTTCCTCCTCGTGTGCGTCTAAGAAGTACGGCAAATCATTCCAAGCATCCGTCCCGTTTCCGATCTTCATCCTGTTACGGTTAGTGTCCAATTCAAGGCCTATCTCCCCTTCTAAAAGTACAGGGTTGCTGGACGCCCAGTTGCTTGGGGTATCTCGTCTAAGTTGTATTCTTTTACTAAATGTAGCCATTTGTTATGCTCCTCCTCCTTCGTAAACATCTAAGTTATCACTAGCATTTGCTCCTAAAGAATCGATCTGTGGGTCACTCAACGGTGCGTCACCACCACTTAAACCAATGATGTCAGGGTCAGATGTAATAGAATCTGTTATTGCTTTAGCAGCAGCCGTCGTAGCTATCGCTTCTGTAACACCACCAGCAGCCACTGCTCCAAGTGTATTGTACTGAGCAATCAACGGATTCGGTCTAACAACACGAGGTCTTCTGTACGGTCTAGCCATGTGTTAACACTTCCACCTACGCAACGCCAAAGCCTTACGGGTCGGACGTCCTTTACTATCTTTCATCGGTCCCTTCACTCCAGACATCCGAGCACAGAAGGAACGCTTACGTGGACCACCACCAGGCTGAGGAGCTTTCAAGTTAGAACCAGTAGCTCTGTTGTACTTAGCTCTTCCTTTTGCAGTGAGTCCGCCTTTCTTGCTTTTCTCACCTCTGCCTAACGACAGTGATACGCCTTTACGCTTTTTTGCCACGACCTTTCAAAGTAACACCACGACGTTTCAACGCTACGATGTCAGCTTGTGTTATCTTCTTTTTATCGCCAGCCACAGCAGCTAAACGTTTTTGTTTCTTACTGTATTGTGAGTAAGGCATGATTACTTCTTCTTCGGAAACCCACGCTTCATATTAGCGTATGCTTTTGGAGAGATGGTGGACTTCTTCTTACTACGGCTAATACCGAGTTTCTTTCTTCTGTTGATGTTTGCGTATAATCCTTGTTTCATCGTTTCACTAATACCTCCATCATCCGGTCTAATTTACTGTGAACTTCTTTAAGTGCTTCTTCTACCTTTGCGATACGTGCTTCAACAGCTCTATCTCTTTCCCGCTGTGTAGCTAACTCCACCTCTATCCTGGTCATTCTTTTCTCACCGAGATCAAGACGTTCAATAACACGTTTGATAATCCACCCGATCACGCCAAGAGCGACGACAAGTCCGGTGTTAAGAAAGCTGGAGATGGAGTCGATCATCGCTTATGTTTTAATAATGTAGTTAAGGATGATGGTGGGTTGGACATTGTTATGGGCGTCCCCATTACCTTGGCTAGTAACATTCCCTCCATTATTGAAAGGATGCGTTCTTGCTCCTCCCCCTGAAACATCAGATTTGTGACTGGTTCCGACAGTCCCGCCTCCGTGATCGTGTGCTGGCATTTGTGCTATTGTAAGGGTGTGTGTTTCTGAACCACCTGTAGCACCAAGGTTGTCTCCATTGACCCCACCTGACAAACCTGTCAATCGGTCAGCAGAAGTACCTCCCATGTCGTCCTGACCAGCGATAACTCGTCCACGAAGGTCGGGGAGATTAAATGTAGTAGAACCATCACCAACACCGTAAGTCGTACCAATAACAGCAAACAAAGCAGCTTGAGTCGTTCTATTAACAGCTGATCCGTCACACAACGCATAACCAGTTGGAGCAGAACTACCAGCAAAAGCAGACACAGTTCCTGTTGGTACAGTCTGTAAGTTCGTTCCGTTTACCTTGTAGTCACCTGTGATGTTTAAGTCACCTGTTACATCGAGTGCGTGTGTAGCGTGTGCGGTGGTCTTTATTCCAACATTTCCGTCAGTATTTACATCAACAGCTAATGTACCCCCTATACTTCCTGACTGTATTTTTACTCCGTCTTTACCTATTAATTTTGTAAATCCGTCGTATATTAAACGTCCGTCGTAGTCGTCAGATGCTGGGCTTTTAAAATCTATATACCCGCCATCAGGCCCTCCTACCTCAATACCACCAAACCCGTTATTACCCCCAGATGAAGTGACATTTAAATTGTTAGTAACTCCTAAATCAGTAAAAGAAGTTTTATCGGATGTAACAGCACCTGCTGCTAGTTTAGCATTTGTAACGCTACCGTCTACTAAAGAGTTTGTACCTACTGTACCTGTAACTGCCACTCCAAACCCACGCTGAATAACAACGATGTCTTCTCCACCCGTCATGTTCGGGATGATAGTAAGTGTATCAGTGTCTGGGTCTACAGTGTACTCTACTGTTGGTTCTTTAATCAGTCCGTCAATACTTACTTCGTAAGCTGTATCTCCAAGAACCTCTGCTCCTGTAACCGTGTATGTATTATTAGTTCCAGATGTAGCAGAGAATACCCACTTGAGTGGAGGTTGAGTAGCACCGCTAGATACCTGAGCAACTTTGTTATCTAAGTATATTTTTGTTACTGCATCTGTTGTATCTGTCGGTGTACCAACGTTTTGTATTCGAAGGTCTAAAGCGTCCCATTCCGTACCACCTACTTCTTTTTGTAAAGATTGATCGTTCAGCTCTGCAATCTCTTCCGCAAGGTAACGGTTGTGACGGTAAGCTAAATCAAGTTCAGACTCTGTAAGTACAGACCCGTTAACAAAGTCCACAAGGTTCTGGTTGGGAGCACTGCGTCTTCTGACACGCACCGTCGCTCCAGCTGTAGCACCACTGTCTAATACAACTTTGGTTGATGGTGTAGCGACGATGGTGAAGTCTGTTGTAGCAACACCGTCTATCTCGACCGTCACATGTGAATCTTCTAGGTAAGGAAAAGAGAAAGCAAAGTCAGTCTGTGCTGCTGTTGCTGTGTAGTCTACATAGGTGTTTGCCATGATAATATATTATTAATTATTGAGTGAGAAGAGCAAGTCCTTAGTCTATTAATGATTGTAGCTTTTGTATTTCTTCGATAGAAGTTGGAGCACCAACAGGCATTCCGAAAGATTCTTCTGTTACTTTCAATACATCCAAAACGTTTTCTGGTGTACCGTCATCTTTAGTTCTGTCGCTTATGAAATCTTCTAGTTCGCCCTTGTTATTTAATAAGTTCTCTCTAGCTTCAGTATAGTAACTTTGCATTAATTTATTAAGGTCTTGAAGAGCGGGGTTGATAGTTCTCTCAGGATTAGTCTCGCTTTGTATACCGCCTTGTTTGAATGTTGCGATCCAAGTTGGGTCTTTAATTAATTTATTAACTTCTCGTTCAATATCTGTAGTACTTAACTCTAAATCAAACCTCCTTTGCAAAGTCATTCCATCAGAATTAATAAACTTAGTCATCTCAATCCCGGTTGATAAATACCTAGATGGCTTTTTTATTTCAAACTGTGCGTCCTTTTGTAATATTTTCTCAAACGGTGTAGACGGCAGCTTGTTACCAGGTGCTGATCTAAACACTAACTGTTGGAAAATAGAACGTTTGCTGGGTAAGTCTTTACCAAAATAGTCTACTTTTTTATTAGGAGTGGAGGAACCGAAAGCTCTATAAGTAAAACGCTCCCAAAAACTTCCTCCCCTCAAGTCTTCCATCTTACCGCCAGACGCTATATACTGCCTTATCTTTCTAGCTTCAGCTGGTACAGGTACAAAACTTGCAGCCATATCTGCCATTTTATTAGTAACAACATCAGCTTCTCCTGTTATTATTTCTTCAGCTGCTTTGATTCCTGTATTCAATGGCATCTCTTTAATTAGAGTTAACAAAGATGAACGCATGACCGTAAAGAAATCTTGGTCCTTAGAGAGCAGTTTTACTCCTGAAGCTTCCTGTTCTGCTTTCATGTTACTCCATTCAACTAAATCAGCTATCAAAGCTAAAGGTGCGGAGAT